CGTCATCGCCCCGTTCTGGCTCATCGTCGAGTAGAAGGCCGCTCTGCTCGCCGGGTCCGTCCGGAGAAGCCCATCCATCTTGAACTCGATCGTGATCGGTTCGTAGTTCTTCAGCCTTCGCTCAAGTACCTGCTCGAGCTGCTTGCAAAGCGGCCCGATCGTGAATTTGTGGAACCCCGAAACGATCTGCTCAATGCCGGAGCCCCATGTCGTCTGCCCCGTTGTTCCGACAAGTACGCCGGGCACCCCGAACCACCGGCAGATCTCTTCTATCGTGAAGCGCCGCGTCTCGAGGAGCTGCGCATCAGCCGGCGAAAGCGACATCTGGGAATACTTGAGCCCGCGGTCCGCGATGATCAGACCGCCCCCGGACGAAGTCATGTTCGTCTGAAAGCGCGTCATCAGCGCCACAACCTGCTCCGCGCTCAGCTTTGAGTCAGTCTGCAGCACGCCCGTTGGCTTCGATCCCTTCCCATACAGCGAATTCGCGTTGTCCTGCGACCGGATAGCCTCATTGGTCGTGGCGCGCATAAAGTCCAGCTTCGAAAGCCCGAGGAACCCATTGCCGAGGCCTTTCCAATGAATGACGTTCTCGGGCGCAAGCGCCGTGATGTCGCCATCCTGGTAATAAACGTAAACCTCTCCGCCATCGACGACGGACACTTCCATCTGGTCGGGAGACAGCGGGATCAGCGCAATCGGCTCCCCGGTGCCATCGCGCTCAATGAGCGCATAGGCATTCCCGCGAAGCATGCGATTGACAACCATCGCCGAAAGGAACTCCGACGGCGTCATCCAATCGTTCGGTCTTTCGTGCAGCAGCAGCCACAGCCGGTTCATCTTGTCCGGAACGCGCCCATCGCCTTTATCTCGATAGACATAAAGCGGAAGCGTCGATATTGTCTGCGCGAGAATCTCCACGCACGCGAAGACCGCCGAAATCTGCAGCGCCGCATCGGGCGGCGTTAGCTTCGTCTGGTCAATGATCGGCGCCAGCGGCAGGCCAAGCTGCTGCCCGGACGCGGTGCCGAGCGGCCCTCCCCACCCGGTCACCCAGCTGACAAGTCGCCTTACAAACATTCATCACCACTCAAAGAAAGTTTCCTGACCCGACTCCACAAAACCCTTGAAGTCGTCGTTATCGTCGGCGAGCGCATTTCCCATCGCCATGATGAGCGCAATCACGCCGTCGATCTTTTGCTCGTATCTTTCCTTCCGCGGAAAGATGTTGTCCTTCGCGTCCAGCTTGGCGACCACGTTCCCCATCATCCACGTAAGGATCGGGTTGCCGTCATGCAGAAGCCGGCGGTCCAGCACCAGCGCCTCAACGCTTTTCATCGGGTCGCTCATGTTCTGCACCGTCATGCGGCACTCGACCATGGGCGCATCGTCGTCAGCGAGCGTCGTTGCCATCTGCGTCGCCTGCCATGGGTCATAGACCACGGCCTCGACGTTGAACCGGCTGAGATCCTCCCGGAGCTCTTCTTCGACGACATTCAAATCTGTCATCGCACCGGGAGTGACGTGCAGAAGACCCTGCTCAGCCCATCCGGAATACTGAGAATTGACGGTGTTTTCAACCGCTCTCTCCGGAAGGTAGAAATCGCAGAATACCGCGTACTTCTTTGGGCCGTACTCAGACTCGACCGGGAAGACCTTGACCTTCGCGGTCATGTCATTCTTTGAGCCCAAGTCAAGCCCGATGATGCAACGCTCACCCTCGAAATCCTCAAGCTTCAGGGACGGGCTCTCGCACTTCGCCCAGGCGCTCATGTCCATCCAGGCGTTTGAGGCCGAGCACCACACGTCGAGATGCTTCGTCTTGAAGTTGTTGATCGCTGACGGCAGAGCCTTGGCCTTCACAAGGAGTGACAGAATCATCTCTGGCCGCACGCTGACGCCCCAATTCGGGTTGGCTTTCTCTAGCGCTTCGAGAGTTGTCCAATCGTCATCCTCATCAATGGTGTAGATGATCGCAAACTGCGTTTCGTCGACGGCGAGCCCTTGAAGCACTCGCGTGCCCATCGTCCGAACTTCATAGCAGATGCCCGAAGAATCGAAGCCAGCCGTAGTGATACACCAGAGCAGAGAGTTCCTGCGCTTGCCGAGAGAGGTCTCAACCACGTCATAGACTGCACGAGTCTTGTGAGCGTGGAGCTCGTCGACGACGGCCAGATGCGTATTGAGACCGTCAAGCGTTGACCCTTCTGCTGATTTCGCCTGGAACGTGCTCCCAGTGCTCGGCACATAAAGCGCATTGGCGAGCACCTCGAGCCCGAAGCGCTTGCGCAGCGGAAGATTCGTCTCGGCCATGCGTTTTGCATCACCGAAGACAATCTTCGCCTGATCACGAGTGGTCGCAAAGGAATAGACCTCCGCGCCC